TGCAAATAACTATGTGTCAAAAAATCCATTTTATGACCATGACGCTCATCACCAACAAGACCTTTATTTGTAGTAGTGTTCCAATAAACTGTGGCAATCAAATTATATTGCCAACCAGGACCATCAGTATCAAGACTCTCAGCCAAGTTTCCATCATCATCATAATAAATCCAATGAATCCCAGTTGAATCAGTTATTTGAATTGAACCTGTTCCTTTGGTTGATTTAACTCCGTTAATATAAATGTAATGAGTATCGGTAATTGTCAATGTATAAGTTGCATCATCCCACGACAAAACAGAATCCGTTCTATTCGTAAAACCAGTTGGGTCAAGGGCATCAGTAAACAAAGTAGGAATGACCACACTTCCAATTGTAGCAGAATCAAATATAGGTGTTCCAGAAGTCGTAACATCTTGATTAATAAAAGAATGAGATGAACCATCAGAAGAAATATGAGAATATGCAGAATCCCAATTAGAACTCTTTGTAGAATCAACATTAAGGGTGATAAAATCCCCACCATCAACATAAGAAAGATTAGAACCAGTCCTCAAAACACCATCACTAGAAGCAGCACCAATATAACCAGCAGTTGCATCGCTATCAACAGAAACCTTTTCATCAGTATCTATTACAGTAGTATAAAATTCAAGAGCATCCTCACCAACATTAACTCTAACGCCTTTCAAGCCTTGTCCAGAATAAGAAGCTGGAGTATCAGTTAATTCTGTAAATTCATTAGAACTTATAAGAGATGATCCTATTTCTTGTAAAATATCTTCAACATTACTAGAAATATAATAATCAGCAATATCTATTACTGTGACATCTGAAGATTTTATCTTACCTCCTTTAACGAGCATTTATTATACCCCGTACAAGAAGTCGCTTAATTCTTTCACATCATCAAATTTTTTACCACTAATCATAGGATTAAAAGACTCAAAAAGATGAATCTTCCCACTAGAAAAATCGACCTTATCAAAACTACTTTTTTTAACTAAAACCAAATCATAAATAGGCACAACTTCTCCAAGAGATTCTTTAGATTCACTCCAAACTATATTAGTTTCATCCATAAGATTTTCAGGCAATATTTTAAATATTTTAGATTCGACTAGTTTTTTCAAATTTTTACTAGGAGAATCAATATTAACTATAATATCATTATTTGAAAACAATACTGTATTTTTCATTACTAGTACATCAGAAACAAAAGAATATTTCTCATCAGCCAAGTTTTTAGTATTATTTTTTATTTTAAAAATCAATTCTTTAGCATTCTTACTCATATGTTCTTCATGAAAAACAATTTTATATTTAGATTCAAGTTCGCCCATTATTTTAGAAGTTAATGACAATATTTTTTTTTCATCAATACTAGTTTTTTTTCCTTCTACTAAAGAATTATTAATTGCTAACATTATTTTAAAATCATTTTTAAGTTGTTCAACATCAAATTTAGTCGCATCATAAACATCAACCAATTCAACCAATTCTTTTTCCCTTTTAACCAAATCAGAAACAAAACTCAAATCATTAATAATAAAATCATCCTCAGAATAACTAACTACTTCAGGAAATTCAAATTTTTTTACTATATCAAATTCGTATGCAAACAATTTCTTTTTATCAGGCCACCAAAGATATTTTTCTTCATCAGAAATACGATGCCCATCACGTCTTTTAATAAATTCTTTAGAATCAATTAAAGATTTATTTTTTATTTTTATTATACAAAAAGCTTCATTTCCTCCAATAACATAAAATAAATTATTTTCTATATTAGAATAACCTTTAGATGATAAAATTAAAGTTTTATTACCCTGCCAAACCATTTTAGCCTGATTAGTAGAAAGTTTTATCCCTCTACTAGTTTTTAAAACATTTTCTAATTCATTTACCATTCTTTATCACTGGCAATCCTTCAAATTTCCTAATAATCGTTTCCAATTCAGGATCAGGAGTTAACAAACCTGCTTTAGCATAAGCTGAAAGTCTATCGGATTTAGCATCAAGTTCTTCAAGATTAAGTTTACCCCATTTAATTTTAGGAACATCTGAAAGATTCTCTAATTCTGCTATTTTTGCAAAAATCTGGTTCTCAATTGTTTTACCAGTTCTCTCAAGAATATCTCTAAGAGATAATTTATACAAAAATTCTTGTCTAGTCAAAATACTCTTGTTACTTTGTTCTCCAGAACCAGTAACCAAACCTTTAGGCCCAAGTGACGTTACTTCAGCATCAATAAATTGTTTCAAGTGTTCTTTAAGTTTATCAGTATTACTAGCTTCTAAAATACCAGGTTTAACATAATAAGGCACTGCAAATGAAGAACGATAATCCGCATTTTTTAATTTATCAGAAGTTCTTTTTAACAAATCAGAAGTAGGTTCATGACTAGGATCTCCAACTTGCCAATATTTTATTGGAAAAGCAGTATGATAATAAACATTAGAAAGAGCTTCAAACATTATTCTTTTCCACTTTGAAACTTTTACTATCGGTTCAATCCACCCAATAGGATAAAATCCATCTCCAATCTCATTTAATTTAAAATGGGCTATTCTATCATTAGCAAAAAATATTTTATTATTTAAATCAACATCTTTTGGTGCATTATCACTTTTAGGTAAACCATTTGAAAAATTATTACTTAATGTTTGAACAAAACCAATAGGTCTACTAAAAGAATCCATTATAATATTACCAGAACCATCTTTAGCATAATCCATGCTTTTAGGATTAACAAATTCCAAATCTAAAATATGATCTTTTTTAACATTATATATTATTTCAGTAAATGCAGGACCATAAACTAATTGGTGTTTTAAAATAATTTCTCTTAAAGTATACCAATCATTATTACCTCCATTTTTACCAATTCCATCCAAAAAATCTTGTATAACATTAACTGATTCATCACTACCTTCAATATTAAAATCAGCAGAAGTCATTATAGAAACAGCTTTATTTATTCCATTATTAACAATAGCATCATTAATATAAGCATCTTCAAGTTCAATTGGTTTAGCTCTTTCATCAGTTGGAGTTTCTTTTTGACTCAACTGAATTGTTTCAACCTTATCTTTTTTCTTTGTTGATTCTAATAAAAAAATTTGTGAAATCGAATCCATTTAATCATCCCCTATACAAAATATCCTTCAAAATAATTGGTATTTCTTTAGTCAAATACCACCAAGCAAAACCATAACCAATAAAAGTGTAAAATTCAAATGACATTCCAAACATAATTGTAGCAGAATAATTTAAAAAAAATCCATGTATTGCAGCAGTTAAAAAAAAAGACTTTGACCCATCTAAAAAACTTTTACCTTGTTCACTTAACAAAAATTTAGCTAATTGTTTTCTTTTATTAATAAATTTATTTATAGGCAATAGAAAAGTTTTTAAAGGCATTATTTATTTGTCTTGTATCTTATATTTAAAGGCATAGGGTTAATTACCTAAAAAAATCAAAAGAAGTTCTATTATTAGACTTAATATTATCAAATGAATTTAAATTTGCAGTCTTATTTGGTATCTCGTAAAACAAATCATCCGAAATCATATTTTGATTTACAACTTCTTTAACTGCCATCGCTAATCCAAAAACGACATCATCGTGAGAAAGATTTGAAGCTATTGTTTTAAATCCCCCTTTAGTACTAGTTTCTCTAAAACCAGATAATTCATGTAAAAGTATTTTTGTAGTATCATAAGTAAAGTTTTCTTGACTAGTTGGAATAACAAGTCTAGGAGGATCATTTAAAGGATCTTCAGTTTCAAACAATTTTCTAAGATTCGCCAATAATAAAGCTCTATTAGCAGGTTGAAAATTTTGACCATAAACAGGAAGTCCTTCAGCAAGAAGTTCATTATAAAATCTTATTCCAAAATTAGAAATATCAACAATTATTTTTATTGGTTTATAAATTTCGTAAAGTTCTTTTATTTTTCTTACTTGTCCAAAACCACCTTTATATCTTTCAATATGTCTTATTATAATTGGTTTTTCAACTGTAACAGTAAAAAACTTTCCATTTTTATTAATTTTTTTTGTTAGAGGAGTATCAAGTGCTTCTATTACAGTAAAAACATTATAGTCCCCTGTAACAGAATCCGACATCGCTAGATCCACCCCAAAATATACTTTTCCACCTGTAGTATTATAAGTAAATTTTAGATTATCATCAGTTGCAGCTAAAATAAGTTCTTGCGGATAAAATCCTTGGCCTTCAGCAGACGGGTCACACAAAAGTTCTCTTGCAAATCTATAAGAACCCATGTCAGTTTTCATTGTATATAAATCTTCTAATGTATATCTTTCATCCCAAAGAGGTTTTTCATTTCCATCTTTATCTTTTTCTATTGCTGATCTTTTATAAACAAACCATTCTGAAGTTGGTTGTTTTGATTTTTCTTCTATTTCAGCAAACAGATCATCCGATGTCAACGGGGTTCCAATTATAAGTTTTTTAGCCCCTTTTTGTTGACCCATTGGATAAAATACAGACCAAAAAATATCTTTAATTTCTTCTTGAGAAATATCAGAATCTCTAAGCACATCATCAAAACAAACTTCGTTTGCGTGAGGTCCGCGAGCAGACTGTTTGTAAGGCAATAGGCAACATTGATTACCATTAGTAGTCCAAAATTCTT